TCTTTGCATAACCAATATCCTCAGTAACTACAATGAATTTCATCTTACGATTCCTGGACAACATCTGTTTAATCGCATTGTTCCAATACGTTACAGGCAGATTAAAATCTTTTACTCCTACATATTCTCCACCCCTAACATTAATTATACAGATATTCTCATCTAATTCTAAACCATCATAGAAGTGAATAGTTTGTGCAAATTTATCTGCACACTCTGGTTTTATTTTAAACCAGTTTCGGATATCTTCTTTTCTCTCCTCAATGTATTTGAAATTCTGACAGCAATCAATTATGAGTTTCGTATTGTCTTGTACATTAAAGATCTCAGGAGTATAAGGAAAATAAGTATACTCATGCCCATCTGTATTTCGATATTCTCTAGGTTCACACCAGATTTTATCAATCCCAGGAGGAGGATTACTTAAGTCTCTACACCAGGGCGCATCATGTTCTTTGCCATAATCAATCTCCATAAAGTCCATCTGTTCTTTGCCATGAAAATAATCATTGGATGGATGACGATTGAATCCAAACTCAAAGTTATTATGCTCTGCAACTGTACGCGTAATAGCATATATCCAAAGATGGTTACCAAGATTTCCAGTTAAGTCTGCACTTAAAATTATACACCTTCCTTTCGTAATTTCCATGATCTTTTTGCTGCTTCACTTTTCCTTAGTTTTGATTCTAATGAGTCTTTCCGACCTATATTTATTGTTCTTAATCTTTGTTTATCAACCTCAGATTGATTTCTTCCTATTTGTCTCATCTTTTCTATCACTGACTCTGATCTAACTTTTCCTCGATTAGAATCTCCGATTTTCTTTTTAGTCCCTTCAGAAACTGGATGTCCAATTCTTGTTTGTCGTATTTTCTCAAGTGTTTCTTTAGAAAAATTTCTAGTGATTTCTCCTATTTTCTTACGGGTTTCATCAGAGATAGGAGGTCGATTTTTAGCAGAGATGCTCATTTTCTGTCTTGATTTCTCAGATCGTTTAACCCCAAGTTGACTTCCAGCAGTCGGATTTATATTGTATTCTGGTTTCCATTGATCTAAAAATTGTTGTTCATACCAGATACACATTTCTGGATGGCAAGTAATTAAAATTTGGAATTCATAGTTTTCTTCACCATATTTATTCCATACATTCTGTAAATGAGAATTGTGATGCGTTCCTTTTCTTAAATGATGAATATGATTTGCTTTTCTAACTCTTAGATTAACAGCAGAACCAATATAAATATTATCGGATAATTTAAACTTTATTTGGTATATACCAGAAATTATCGTATTTATATCTAGACTTAACTTTGGTCTGGTCATTTAGCCTCCAATACAAATACATGATTCCCATCAGGCACATTCATCCAGTTGTCTTTTAATCCAGGTACATGATTTGTATGCTTAATAACATTCCAATCTGCACCGATAAACATATCTTCCCACCAAATTTCATTCTCAATAATTACGTGTGAAATCTCCATATGATATTCCGGGATACGATATTTACCATGATCTCCCATTGGGACTACACACATCATTTTTGGTGCAAGCATTGTTAATTCCCGTAGAGTAGAAAACAATATCCCCTTTTCTATATGTTCTAACACATCTTTACAAACTATGTGGGTATACTTTAATTCATGTTCCTTCCAAGAATCCAAAGATGTACAATTCCAACATCCTTCTGGAGCAAAAGAAAGTGCATACTCACTGATATCACATCCATCTATTTTATAACCCAGAAGTCTAAATGCTTTTACTAAGAATCCTTTGGCACAACCGTAATCTAAAATAAAATCCTTTCGAGTATTTAATTGAAGATAATTGATAAATGCAAGTGCTTCTTTGATACTCCTTTCTGGCATCCAGTGGTAATTTTCCAACCACCCTTTACCTGATTGTTTCCCTCTTTCAAAATAATCCGCATCATAAAATGAACCATTAAACGAATTCGACATCAGTTACCTCTTGTAGTAAATTATAAATATAATCATTTTCCCCCTTGCCGCAGTTGCAAAATTTGCAACGATATCCTAAATCATGAGGAGGATTGTTTTGTAACCATTCCTCTAATTTAGAAACATGACAAACAGCAAAAGTATCTGGTATGTTGGCTTCAGATTCATATCCTAATTCTATAGAAGGACAAGGAAGAAAATTACCATTCCAGTCTATCGCTGCTCTAAGATATATCATATAGCACCCCAATGGCGTCCCTGATTCTTTTCTAAAGAATACTAACGGATATCCATATTTACTTGCCTCAACTTCCACAATTTGTTCCCACAGCAACTCACACGGACGTATAGGAGCCACTCTGATAACCAAATTTAAATCTTTGGCAAATAGATATAAATTTTTTATCCCAGCTAAAGTATGATCATCATGAACGATAAATGAGGCACTATGTCGAACATTTTTGGGAATACAATCAAAATCAATCTTTCTTGCATAGTTTGCAGATTGGATACTTACCCGAATCCAGGTAAATTTTTCTAATGTTTTCGTAGGAATCTTAGGCAGTAAAAGTCCATTGGTTACTAAAGATAATTTCAAACCCTCTTGAAAAGCAAACTCCACAGTTTCATCAAAATGTTTCCAAAGTAATGGCTCTCCTCCACCAGAGAATTCCATTGCTTTAAGTCCATGAGATCTAAGTACATTTGTAGCATGTTTGAAATCGTGTAAACCTAATTCTATATCATTTCTCATTACATTCCTAAAACAACAGTATGTACAGGCTAATTGACATTTATTTGTAGGCCATACAGATACATGAATTGGCCCAACAATTTCACCTCTTTGTATTTTTGCTAAGTGTTCTGTATGGTGAATCAACTTGTGCAACCCTGGAGAGAAATGATTTATCTCAGGTTTAGTTTGCATTGAAATATCATCCATAAACTCCTTTCAATAATATGTCCCTCAGTTGAAAATCTACTATTAAGTTCATCCATTAATTTTCTCCAAAATTCCCTGGGATAGTGCAGTACTCGCATTCTCTCCACAATATACTGAGAACCAGGGGAAAAACGTATCCACTCTATGTGTTCATAATTATTAAAATATTTATTCATAAACTCATCAAAAGATGAATATCTACAAGTTATATTATAATGATCGTTATTATTTTTTATATACCAATTATTATTTATTTCTAAATATCCCCCCTCCTCTGTTCGTCTTTCCCAAGAGTTTGCCGGAAATTTTCCATAATATTCTAGTGGTGTAAAAACTATATTATTTATAAGTAAGTCAAAAAGTTCTTTACGGCAGTGATCAAAAGGATGGGCTTGTATAAACACCATAACATCAGGAAGATCTTCATAATGATCATAAATAAATCTAAAAATATCTATTTGATTTCCACCTATATTCTCAATATTAATTATATTTGGGTCTTCAATTGGTTTTCCTTTATTATAAATAAGATAATTAAAGTTATAAGATTTTAACCAATCTAAATTCTCTTCATACCTACTAATTATAAACAGTTTATTCATATTTCTTTCTTACCTTTTCTAATTCATCAGAGATTTGTTTATCAGACATTTCTGATGTAATACTACCATCCCATAAATAGTTAATAATTGTAATATCATTTATAATTTTAGGATTACCGTATGGACTATTTATCATTCTATAATACCAATCACAATCATATGCATATTTAAGATTTGTATCCATTCGAGGAATATCTGAGGAATTGCGTATAGTAATACAACTTGGAGTTCCTATAGTATTACACATATAAATCTTAGGATTTAAACTAGGACAATGGTATTTGAAAAAATGTAATTTATCTCTTGTGTGCATATATGCAGTTGCAATCCACATAGTAGTTTCATCAAATGCTAGAATGGGTTTTTCTAGTGAAAATGCATCATAAAGGTAGTCATCTCCGCAAAGAATTTTAATAAATTTACCAGTACTATGTCTTATAACAAAGTCAGTATTATATGCTGCCGATCCTCTATTTTCTTCATTTCTGAGATAATGAATAGACAATTTATGATTCCACTTTTCACATAAATTCTTAATCTTATCATCTTCAGAATGATCTGCAACAACTACATCAAAATCTGTAAAATACTGAGATTCTAATTTATTAAAGGAATATTCTAAAAGTCCTTCTCCCCTTCCGTGATATCCATATGTTGGAATTGCTATACTTAATAATGTCATAAAGTTTCTTTCATATATCTAATTATGTTATTTAACGGTCAATCTACCAAATCTTTGACCGATTAAATTAATTAATTTGCTCATCTTTTCTCCTTTTAGTTCTCCTTAAAATACAAAATGGCAGAGCATGGAGGTATGCTTTTTCGTGTAGCTATCACTAGCCATCTTGTTCTAATTAATATAGAACTCCTTTACACAATCTTCTATATAACCCAAAATATTTTCCCCATAATGCGGGGCACAACCGATAAAAAATACGGTATCCAATATCTTATTTGCATTAGGATAATCCCTATAGTTCCCCAAATGTTTATAGCCGGGGTGCAAAAGTATATTACCAGCGAAATAATTCCGTGTCTGAATCTTCTTAGATTCTAAAAATGCCACTAATTTATTTTTATATTCCTTATTAGGACAAATAAAAGGAGTACCAAACCAGGATGGTTTCGCTCCTGATAATACTGTTGGGGTTTTTAATTCTGGAAGATATTTTAGAAAAGTCTCTGTAATAATGTGTTCATTCTGTACTCTACGATAATGTATCTCATCAAATTTTTTGAGTTGTTCTAACCCCATTGCGCCTTGAAAATCTAATGGTTTTAAATTATATCCCATATTTGTAAATAAATATTTATGATCAATAATCCCATCATAGTTATCCAACCAACAAGCAAATCGTTTATGACACATCCCATTAGACAATAAATTCTGAGCGCCAGTGCATTCACAATCTCTACCCCACCATGCAATACTTCTTGCAAGTTTAATAATACTTTCATTTTTAGATGAGATCATTCCTCCTTCACCGATGGCTAAGTGGTGAGCCGGATAGAATGAACAAGAAGATGCCACAACTAATTGATTAAGTAAAGTATAATCCCAAGTAGTCCCCAAACTATCACAATTATCCAAGATTAATTCTAAGTCTAATATAGAATGTAAATTTAGTAATTTACCCATATCAGGAGGATTACCTAATACTGGAGAGATTAATATTGCTACTGTATTAGCATTTATAGAATTATATATCTCTAAATAGTTTGCATTTAGTGTGTCTAATTCAATATCTACAAAAACTGGTTTTAGATTGTTCTGTACGATGGGGGCAATTGTAGTAGGAAAACCCACACAAGAAACAATAACTTCTGCACCATCTGCCCAACCATAATATTTTTTCAATGCTGCTAACATAACTAAATTAGCAGATGAGCCTGAGTTAACCATTACAGAATAACCACCACCAAATTTTTCAGAGAATTTATCTTCAAATTCTTTAACTTTTTCTCCAGAAGATAACCACTTACCAGTAAGTAATGCCTTTACAGCCGCAATAATTTCTTTATTATCCCAATACGGGCCTGAGTAGTATACTGGAGTAATACCAGGTATAAATTTAGCGTCATCATTATAGACATAGCCTAATACATTACTTCCATCTTCTCTTAAAAGACCAATAAGATCCTTGATTCTTTCTTCAATATTATCCACGTTTTTCATTCTCTATAAATTGTTTATACTTTCTAGTCCACTCATAAGAAGAATTAAACATTTTTGTTGCTCCCTTATATAGATTTGGTTCATATTGTCTCAGGATATCCAATTCATTTTCAAAAGTTCTACTAAAAGGACAACCAGCACAACCTGTTCTTGTCATCCCATATTTTGTATAACAATCACTATATTTTATATTCAATTCCCCACAAAAAAGTTGCTTCTCGACTTTTTTCCACCAAAATAAGGGGAAATATAAAGCATATGTGTGCAATTTTGGAGGTAAAAAGCAAGTTTTATATGCTCTGGCTCTAGAACCCCCTTCAGCTTTCCTAATTCCTAAAATCATTAAATCAATATGATTTTTTTTTGTATAGTCCTTACTAGGTTGTTTTTTCGCCCAAGTGCAACACTGATCGGATACAGAAAAGGGGAGTCCATATTCTATTAAGAATTCTTTTAAATACCGATTATAAGTAATATTTGTTGTTATATAGGGGAACTTATTACACCACCACGATAATGCTGTTTTACAATTTTCATATTTTACAGTTAAGTCTTTAAAAGTTTTATTCCCATCATTCTGGAAATTAAAACCATGCTTTTGTAGTCTGGATAAATAATCACTGACTCTTTTACTTACAAAGGGTTGACCATATTTCATCAAAGTTGTTGGGATGGGGTTTTTGGCCTTAACTTTTTCAATACTAAATCCAACTGATCTCATATAATCTAAATGTTCATATGTAGCAGCATATTCTAATCCTGTATCCCAAAATACAGCGGGAACATTATATCCTCTAGTTCGTAATAACCACATTACATTATCAGAGTCCGATCCCCCACTATAGGCTACTCTAATTTTCTTATTTTTATACTTATCCATAATGGAATCAAGTTTTGCAAATGTGTCTATAAAGACTAATTGATCCTCAATCATATTTGAATCCAATGTGGTAAGTAAATATCGCTGGAATTATTATTAACCCACCATTGTCTAGGTGCAACAGTAATTCCTTTTTGATCTCCTAAAAATGAACCCCACCAGGAAAAACTAGAATTAGCTATGATATGTGCTTTACATTTAGACATGTAAATCATGTGTAATAAATCACTAGGAGCAGGAGTATCTTGTGATTCATCTACTTTAAAAATACACCTATCCTGATCAAACCAACCACTTTTCATACACCAGTTAATATCATCGGAGAAGATTAAAAACCCGTCATCAGGAAATAGTTTCATTGCCTTTTGATAATATTCCTGTCCCAAATTTGTATGAAAATTGGAACGTTCTAGATAATCGCCTCTCCTCACATGCACTGAAACTAGGTCTTTTGAATTATCATTTGTTTCAAAATTAGGTTCAAAATAATATTTAATTTTATCAAATGAATTTACAAAATATTTCCACGATTGTAGATACCCACGAATATCCCATGAATATTTAGTATCTAAAGAGATAAAATCATAATTGAATTGTTTCTCAGTAAATATTTTTAATCCATAAGAGGCGAGTTCATCATAACTTTTTTGAGGAAGTTCGTGTTTAAAATACCGACTATATGTCCAAGGAGGCAAATAGAAAGGAACATTTAAAGAGTCGGCCAAGCCGATCACGGCGGAAATTTCAAATAAATTGTTCCCCAAGCGCCCAGCTATACTAATATCATTTAATTGTAGATATGTGATCATTTGCCCCACTTCCTTTCTAATTTTGGTACATCAATATTCTTATAATAATTTATTAGTCTTATAGCGGTATTATTTGTAAAGTTAATAATATAAATCCCAGAATTAATTCTCGGATTTGTTTTAGTTGGAATAATAGATGCAAATCTATTCCTAATCCAAGTTAATATTTCCTGAGTTCCTCTTATAGAAACAGATTTTTTGCCCTCATTAATAGAACCATCACCATCAATATATCCTACAATAAAAGCATCTATTAATTGATCGTTCTGTAAATTAGGAGGGAGAAGTGTTTTGGATTTGTTTTGTGTTATATTATAATTAGTATACAGATCTAAGATCAGTTTCTTTGCACCATTTATTTGAATACCAAATTGCTCTTTTAATCTCTTTGGAGTTGTAGTAAACGCACGAAACCGAGAGACAAATCTCCCTCTATAATCTATATCTCTTGCAAATTTTAGAATATGTTCTTTATCCTTTATTGCTAAAATTACCCCTAGTTTATTACAATTATTTACTACATAACCATCAGCCGCAAGAAATCCGGCCCAATAGGAATTCAGGATATTAGGGATCTCAAAGAAATTTTCATTGAAAAAAGTTATTTTTTGTTTCTTTCTTATTCCTAAAAGTTCCGTTCTCATCCTTATTGATGGCCCAGATCGTTCTGGTAAGAGGGTGATTAGTTGTTTTTCGGAGATCTTTCCATAGTACTCTACAAGAATTTTATCTTCGGATTCTTTCCAAAAATTTTTACTCATATTATTTGTTATACTTCGTTAGGAAAATTTCTTCTCCCGGAAGTCCTCCCCACATTTGGAGATAGAGTGCTTTATTCTTTTCAAAATTTTTATGGTGTAAAGATAGTTCTCCAGGACTGTATCCTTTAAGAGTTGCACTACCTATATGCTCATAACTACATGGTGCTCCTTTAAATCCAACATCTACACCCTTATTTTTAAGTAACTCTATCTCTCTAGCATAGGTATTATCTTCAAAATAGGCCGGAAAAAAGTTTTCATCAAAACCACCAATAAGATTGTGTAGATAATCACTGACAATAAAACATGAAAACATATTATTTATTGGTATACTAGAAGGATAACACACATATCGTGGATCGTAATTATCAACTAGAATTTTTACAGTATCCGTATGGAATTCAATATCATCATTACAAATAATTCTTATATCTGTTGTATTTCTAATAATAAGATTCCATGCCTTTGCGACACCTTGATTATACCCAGGTCTATATAACCGGATCTTACTAACATCCATTTCATCTTTAAATAAAATATTATTATATAAACCACCATTATCAAATATAAAATAAAGATCAGGCTTTACCTCTCCCATTTCGGCAGAAATAATACATTTCCTTAATCCCCGATAATTGTTATAAACAGGAATTCCAACTGTAATATTAAATCCTTTATACATATTTCTCCATAACTAGATAAGTGACTCAGGAAAAATTTCTGGATCACTATACCCACGTTTTTCCAATAACTCTGTAGAAGTTAATCTTATAACTTCTCCACATTTTGTCCCATCTCCCATATCACCATCACACTGTAAAATAATTTTATTTTGTTTTTCATGTGGAAATAAAAACCAACCAGAAAAGATCCACTTATTACATTTAGGACAGGTAACTATCATCATTCTAGATTCATAAAACTTTTTTGCTTTTTCTTTTAAAGTTTCAATATAATTAATAACTGATGTTTCTGAGTCTCCTTTTCTAATCTTCCTGGTAATTTTAAGATCATCCTGCATCGTAGAAACATCTCTTCTAAGATCGGTCATAACCTTTTGAATTTTTTCAATTAGAAAGATATTCTCTGTACCAATACCTTCTGCACGAATATTAAAAACAAAATTTTCATAATCTTCTAGAGAAACTACTGCCTGTGCTAATGCTCTTAGAAGATATTTGTCATTAATTTTCATATCAGAAACGTCATAATCTTCAGCAAAATCGGCTAGTTTCTTTTCAATCCTTTGTTCAAAAATTTGAGCCTTTTCGATTCCAAAAAGCCTCTTAGCAAACATCTCATCAAATTCATCATTTGATAATTCCTTAAATTGACTCAGATTCCGCATCTGATTTTTAGACGACAATACGGTTTTAGTTCGTGGTTTTCTTTTTTTCTTTTCTGGTTGATCCATTATCTCTTTCCTCAATAATCTTTACGATCCTATTATAGCACACTTCTGCATTTTGTTGTAGATAATTAGTATTTTTATGCATTTTCCAGCAATATTTATGCACTTTTAAGTTAATATAGGGGATATCAATTCCCAGAGTAAATATATCATCTAATACTTCTTTATCACAGAAGATACAGATCATGCATTCCCTCCCCGCATGTTCTGGGAATATGGCATAAGGGTCTCTAATAACGTAGGTGTAAGTAATCGCTCGTCCTTCATGTAGATGAATTGGATTAACCTTTGAAGATCATCTTTACGGATAGGGAGGTATATAATCTCGTGGCTTTGCTCGCAACCTAAAGCCATGAGTTCTAACTTGTAATCTTTGTGGCAATATTTACACTCCCAGAAATTGAAATCATGACGGATTGGCATTTTGCTCCTTGACAAACTACAAATTTAGGGTATCATGTAATTCAGAATGAGATACACAAAAAAATTTGCCTCTCATAGGTGAATTAGTGTGTATTTTACCCTAAAAGTCTAAGATTGTCAAGGAGCAAAATATGGCTAAACGGAGATTCACAATTAATTTTGAAGTAGAGGCAAAGATAGAATTGGATGATAAAGTTACCTATGAGGGTGTTCGTGAATGGTGTTTAGAGAAAATTGCCTCTTGACAGCCCCTCAAAATTATGCTATACTACTCATAATTGAATAAACTAGAGTTATACTTGCGAAGCCAAGACGGGGAGCAAGAGGAAATAAACCATTAAAGTTTATAAGTAATAAATGTAACTTATTCAGTGCTTCTCCAGTATTCAAAAGATAGAACTGAGCAAGAAGAAATAATTTGAAAGGAAAAATAAAATGAATAAAAAGGTTAAGGAAAAATCGTGCAAGCATCATCAATTCCCTGTTCGAGGAATTGGATTGGTAAATGTAATTTGGTCAAAACCTGTTACAATCGTTATCCTACCTAATGGTGTTAAAGGAATTGCAAGATGTTTACCAGGAGATGTGTGGAGTGAACAGGCAGGCTATTATATGGCATTTGCTAATGCTTATGAGAAGATGCATTGCTTAAAGCATGAAAACGATATAATTAATTTTACAGTAGACTGATATGTATTCTTATATCGCTTCTTTAAGTGAATTATCATCTTTTCAAAAGTCTCTTATTAATAGAAAAGATACTGTAATAGGATTTGATATAGAAACAAGTGGATTAGATCCTTATCTGAATTTTATTAGATTAATTCAAGTAGAGATAGATAATAAAATATTCTTATTTGATGCTCAACTCTTAGGAGATAAGAATATTATTTATATTTGTTCTTTATTACAAGAAAGTGATTCAATCCTTGTTGGATTTAATCTAAAGTTTGACCTAAAATTCATTAAATCTAAATATAATCTACTCTTTACAGATTTAATAGATTTACAATCTGCTGAAGTAATGGTTACAAATGGTCTAGCCTTATCCAGATATCCATCTTTAGACGATATTTGCTTAAAATATCTAGGAATACAATTAGATAAAACAGTAAGAAAAAAATTCTATGAAGATCCATTTGGACAAATCACTGAAGATATGTTAGTATACTCTACCGAGGATGTAATGTATCTTAAGAGATTAAAAGATATTCTTTTAGTAAAGTTAATAGAACAAAAACAACTAGATGTATTTAATCTTGAGAATAGATTAACTCCAGTTACCGTAATGATGGAATTAGAGGGCATCTTATTAGATAAAGTTGCATGGGAGAATCTTGCTAAATTAGCAGAAGTTGAAAGAGATTTATTCCATAAAAAAATAAAAGATTATATACTTAATAATATAGATACAACTAAGTTCAATAGTTCTATAGAATTATCTGAAACATTAGGAATTAAAGTAAAATTGGTCAGAGATAAGAAATATCTCGAACAAGTAGATTCAACTTATGCACTTACTTCTTGGATTTATGAAAGATTAAATCCTGGTTCTCATGTACATATGAAGAATGCATTAAATCTATTTAATATTCCTGTAGAAGATACGAATGAAGATACATTAGTATTATTTGCTGGAGAACCTCTTATAGATTTAATATTAGAATATAGAAATCGCGCTAAAAGAGTATCTACTTATGGTGTAAGTTGGTTTGAAAATATACACCCAACTACAGGTAGAATACATTCTAAATTTAATCAACTTGGGGCAACTTCTGGGAGATACAGTTGTGTACCTTTGGATTCAGAAATACTCACGTTGAATGGTTGGAAAAAATATAATGAGGTAAATATTGGGGATCAAGTTATTGGTTTTGATTTACAAAAATATCAATATAAAATTACAACTATAGATGATATAACGATTGGAAAAGACCTTGTTGGAAGATTAGTAGTTAACAAAGGTCATGATTCTAAATATCAAAAAGGAATTTTATGTACAGCCAATCATAAATGGATTACTAAGGATTCAAAGATAATTGGATTTAGTAATGCAAATAGTATTCCAAGAAAATATGACACAGTTTTAATGCCAAACGTTAAATTGCAGGATTGTAAAACGTCTCTTTTAGATAAAACACAAGCATTGTTACTTGGCTGGTACTTATCCGATGGATTTTTAACCGGAAAGAAAAATCATGGATTAGGAATTTCCCTTGTAAAAGGGAGGAGTATTCAATTATTAAAAGGTTGGTTAGATGAAAATAATGTATCTTATACGCTAAATAGATATAAACAATATGAATACGATTCACATTATGTGAGTGCTTTTCATATTAGTTCTGAAATATTTGAGCCAATCTATCAAACGTTTCTTACACATCCCCCAAGTAAAATTATCATGAGTTTATCAGAGGAATGCTGGGAAATAATGTACTTATCTATGATTGAGGGAGATGGATCTTATCGGAGAGAATTAAAGAAATATATTGGATTTGGAAGTTTGGAAACCCAAAAGAAACAATCCTGTGAGTACTTTGAATTACTTTCTTTAGCCTTAGCGAAGCCATATAGTTTTAGTAAAAGAAAATTAAAATCAGGGAAACCCTTTATTTATTATCATCTTACTTGTTCTGATGAATTATATGCGAATCGAAATTGTAATTGGGCTCCAGAAAAAGAAATGGATGTTTGGTGTCCAACAACAGAATGTGGAACTTGGGTTATGAAACAAGGACATATTGTGGCTATCACTGGAAATAGTGACTCAATAAATTTACAAAACATACCTAAATTGGCAGAATATCGTGCAACATTTATAGCGAGACCTGGATATAAACTTTTACGTGCAGATTATAATCAAGAAGAGTATAGATTGGTGGGAGAAATAACAGAAGATGAATTGATTATTAAAGCATATCAGGAAGGTAAGGATATGCATACCTCTACTGCTGCTTTGGTTAATCATTGTACCCTTGATGAAGTTATAAAGGAACAAAGAGATGATGCCAAAAATATCAACTTTGCTTCTTTATTTGGAAGCAGTGCTTGGGGACTTTCTAAGAAATTACATATTTCTCAAGATGTCGCAGAAGATGTTCTTATTGCAATTAATACGGGATATCCAACAATGGTTGCATTTAGAAAATCTTTTGGTGAGGCAGTATTAAGTAAAGGGCATACTAAAACTTTATTAGGTAGAAAAAGATATTTTGATCATCGAAGAATCTACAAAAATATGGAAGAAGCTGAAAAAGAAAATGCGGCAAGTATGAGAGAGGGTTACAATATGCTCATACAAGGGAGTGCGGCGGATATTATTAAAGATGCAATGTGTAATCTATTTTATAATAATCCTTTTGAATATAAAGATTTTCATATTCTTATGCAAGTACACGATGAAGTTGTAATAGAGGTAAAAGATGAAATCGTAAATGCTGCAATAAAGTTTGTAGAAGAAACTATGTTAACAGCAGAAAGAATATATCTAAAAGTAATTCCTGCTGCTGTAGAGATTACAGTAAATGATTATTGGAGCAAATAAAATGAGAGATATAACTAGAATTACGCGGATAATAACTAAATTAGAGGCAATATGGTCTATTTTTCCTGATTGGAGATTGGGCCAAGTCCTCTTTGTCCTTGTTAATTTAGGGAATGCAGATATCTTTTATTTGGAAGATGACGCGCTAGAAAAAGGATTAGATCTATTTATAAGTAATTTTTCTAAGAAAAGGGAAGAATAAATGGTAGAAACTTTTGAAGAACTATTAGAAGAAAAATATAAAAAATTATACGATTTATCTGAGGAAGAAGAAGAAAGATTAAAGACCTTAAAAGTTATAGAAACAGGTGCTTTATCTTTAGATGTATCTTTGGGTATTGGGGGTATTCCTAGAGGAAAAACAACCTTTATCTGGGGAGTTGCCGGATCAGGAAAATCACATTTGGCTTTGGAGATAGTTAAGAATGCAGTTCTTACATATCATTTGAATGCTGTTTATATTGATTCAGAGGCCGGACTTGAACAGGGCTTAGTAGATGAATATTTTAAAGGTTATGATTATCTAATTAGTGGTAATGTTTTATATTATACTTTACATATAGGAGGTAATTGGTTAAAGATATTAAAACCAGAATCATTTGAGGATTGTATGACGTTATGTGAGGATGCTGTACGTTCTAAAGAGGTAGGAGTAGTTGTAATAGATTCAGTTAGTGCTGGATCTCCCGATGAGGAATTGGAAAAGGAATTAATTGAATCCACAATGACTCAACAATCAAGGTTATTAGCCAAATTTTTTAGAAGGAATCAATTCTCTATTTTGAGAAATGAAGTAGCAATGATTTTTATTGGGCAGGCAAGGGCAGTAATTGGTTCGTATATACCTATGGTTACAACTACTGGAGGCAATGCGATAAAACATTTTTCTTCTGTTGAAATCCAAACTAAAGCATTAACAGGGGAAAAAAATATGCTCATGTTAGATAAAGAAGCAATTGGGATTATGTGTAAATTTACTATCATGAAAAATAAATTAGCTCCTCCATTTAGAAGTTATCAGATTCCAATTCTATTTGGAAAAGGCATAGATAGATTAAGGGATTTTATACGGTTCTCAGAGGATTTAGGGATACTAAGTTTACACGGTGCGTGGTATTATTTTGGAGAAGAAAGATTGGGCCAAGGATTTGTAAAAACAATGGAGTATCTTAAACAAACTCCAGAAGTATTAGAAAGGATTAAGAGCACATGCTATGCCATTCTTACAAAAGAAAATAAAAGTATACAATCTGAGGGATAGGTTAACCTTCGGTAAACATCAAGGTGAAACTCTACAACAGATCATTGATGCCGATCCCGAATATGTAGAGTGGATGATCGAGAATATCCCTGATTTTGATTTAGACGCAGTAACAATGGATTATTTTGAGGATATTCTAAATGACAGAGATGAAATTAATTTTGGGGATATCATTGGCATCCGGGCTATCCGGGCAATTTTGACGACAATTAGTTCTTGACAAGGTAAGAGATATGTGGTACAATATTTATAATAAAGGAGTATGAGGATGTATAAAACAGTAGTAACCAGGCGAGTATTTCAGTTATCACCTTTCAATTCATTGGAAGTTGTGGAAACGATGGCAGAGATCCCAGAACATCTGGTGAATGACCATAAGTTCTCAAATATTATTCATGCTCAACAGTTAGCAGAAGTGGAGAGTCAATATAAAAGATATCTAAAATTGTTACGTGAATTGTCAAATGAGGCAGATCAAGATGTATATCTAGAAACTTTCAAAGAATTTACAACAAATAAAATAAAAGAATATTTAAATCCAACACAATCAAAAATATAAAAAAGGAAAAATAAAATGCCATTTCAACTTACACCAAGAGCAACAAGTACATTTAAAAAATTAGACTATTTTTTTCAAGAACCAGGAAAACATTACATTCGTTTTATAGAGCCAACTGAGAAAGCTTCAATACTCCCCTCTCATTATTTCCCTAGAGGACAAACTGGAATTTCTTTACAATGTTTAGGTGAAGATTGCCCAGCATGTAAAAACAATCGTAGATTGTGGTTAGAGAATCCTGGGAAGAAGTGGAAAGATATTGAAGGTTTAATTTCTTTAAGTGATCGAATAGCAATTAATATTCTAGATCGGACTATGGTAAAAGTTTGTCCAAAAACGGAATGTCAGGCAGAAGTCAAAGCAGGATTTACGGGCAGATTTCCAGATACCTGTCCGTACTGTAACTCTATTTTGAATCAAGCGGCTATAAAGGAATCCGGGAAAGTTAAAGTATTATCCATTCCTCCTACTATTGCGGATTTAATTAGTCAATTAGAAGCCGCACAATTAGATGAGGCTGGTAATCCTGTACCCGTAACCAGGTATGATTTTGAACTTCTTGTCATGCAAAAGGGAAAGAAAAAGGAGATGACCCCACAAGTGGCAAGAGAAAGATGTGATGTGATTATTGTGCCTGAAGAGGCATACTTTGATACATCAAGGGCAGTTATCCGTCTTGAATTGGCTGAGATGGAAGATTTTCTAAGGGGCGCTTCTTTAAAGGATATCTTTGCTAAGAAAAGTGCGGAGAAAACGATGGAAGTCGCTGAAAGTGATGCAGCAGTCCCAGCAGATATTGTTGACAGAGTTAATAGTATTCTAGCAGATTAATTTTATGGATGAGAATATTAGTGACCAGTTTCTAAATGAGATTAATACCACTTCCAATCCGGCGGTGGTATTAACCTCATTGTATTGTAAGTTATATGATTTAACAAATTTTGCAACCTATATAAAAATATTTGGCAAACTTGTTAAAGTATATAGTAGGAAAAATATATTCTTTGCAATATTAGATACGTATGATGTGGATAATTTTAGACCAGAGAATCCATATGCGTTACTTACATATTTCCTAAAGAAAAGATTAGAAGATAAGGTGAATCCCATTAATCGAATTGATATAAAACAATTAGAGTTTCAATACAATAGTGCTAGAGATGATTTAAAAGATATAGTTATGCAAGATCCATTTTGTGACGAGGATAGCCATGCCAACGAAGATATTTAACACTGAAAACGAGACAGCAATTTTATGTATCTTACTTAATAATCCATTAAAGGTATTTGAATTAACTTATCTAAAATCTTTTATGATGAGTTCTATTGCAAATGAGTTATTATTTACTACAATTCAAGAATTAGCGGCAAAAGGTTCTATACCTGATATATCATTAATAACAAATTATTTACAAACGAATGCCAGATTGCTGGATGCTGGAGGTACAACGTACTTAGAATACTTAAAAAATCAGGCTTACTCTGTTGATAACCTTTTGGAATTTGAAAGGTTATTGGTTGGGAGTTTTAAAGCCAAACAGTTAGTTGAATTAGGTAGTACGCTTGTTTCACTTCCAGCATCCAATCTGGAAAATATTGATACAGTTATTGCTGAAGCAAGGGTAAGAATAGATAATCTTTCTTTATCTTCCGGCGGGGAAACTACCTCTACTTTTGAAGACGTATTAAGAGCAGGTTGGAATGAAATTAAAGAGAGAATTAATAATCCAGGTACTTCTGGTATTTTTACTTGTTTTCCAGATATAGATTTTGCTACAGGGGGCAGAGGCAGAGGAAATTTATGGATTGAGGCGGGCAGGCCAGGTATGGGAAAATCATCCAGCATTTGTTTATCTATGTTGGAGTCTGCTAAAAAAGGGTATAGTTCTTTACTGTTTTCTTATGAAATGCCCAAATATATGTTAGCAGAGAGATGGTTAGGAATTGAAACAGGAATTCCCATTTCTGATATTCATCTTGGCTATCTGAATAAAGAAAAATTACAACTAATTGATGATGCAATTCCTAGAATTAAATCTTTACCAATTTATGTGGATAATAATTTCTCAGCGAGTATCCCCTATGTTACAGGTACGATAAGAAAATTCTGTCAATTGAAACATCTAGATCAAGTATTTATAGATTATATTCAACTCATGGCAGCAAGAGACCAAAATGCTACGAACGCATTAGGCCAGATTTCTAGGGCAATGAAATTATTAGCAATCGAACTTAATATTTCAATTACACTTGCATCCCAATTAAATCGTGGTGTTGAGTTAAGAGGCGAGGATAAACATCCAATGCAGGCCGATTTAAGACAATCGGGAAACTTAGAGGAAGATGCAGATGTAATAATCATGTATTATCGAGATGAACTTTATAAACCAAAGGACACTACTATGCCTGGAGTATTAGAACACATGATAGTAAAAAATAGACAAACAGGAATTTTAGGTTCTATTTTTTCAGACTTTGATGATAAGACTGGAAGGATTACTAAACATGGATAGGGAATTAATATGAAATATTATACTATGATTGATAAAAACGGAACCAGAATATCTATTAGTGTTTCTAATACTGTAGATCCTTATTGGTTATTGGCCTTATATCTGGGGCTTAAAAGAGTTAATTTTATACAATTTATTCTCTTCCATAATAGATTTTATAATTGGTTAAAAAGAGTATTTAAATGAATCGTAGAAATTTTCTTAAATTTTTGGGTATGATAATTATCACACCATTTGTGAAATTCGTACCAAAGATTAAATCTGAATTTAGAAATAAATATTCTATTCCTAAATCGGATACAATTGAAGGAACAATAGCAGTTCTCGACTTGGGTATAAATAATGTCTATAAACTTAGAGATGGTTCTATGGTTACACATCAAGAGATTATTGAATCAATTTCTAAAGGCGCTTGTAAATTTGAAATAGAAGTAATGTATGGGAAGTGTAGTGATGCCATCTAGTCAGAAAAGAAAGGGATCAAGTTTTGAACGAGATATTGTAAATACTCTGAATGAGAATCTAACTCATGGTTCTTTTAAAAGATGTCCGAGTTCAGGATCAATCGGCACTATTATGAGTGAACCTTTATTAACTGGAGATGTTAATGGTACGATCTATGGATTCCCTACTGCAATCAAAGCAGAGTGTAAAGTAGGCTATTCTAATAAAACAGGTGCAGATGCTAAGAGTTTAACGTTAGCAAAGAGTTGGTTAGATAAAATTAAAGTAGAGGCAATCAATGGTTTTAGAATGCCTATGTTATTTGGTAAGTTTGATAATGTTCGTAACGGAGTTAAGATATTTGTAACGTTAGATTTAGATACATTTCTTTCTCTTGCGAATCATATAACCAAGATGAGAGAGGAGTTAGACAAAGCATATGCTAAACTGGACAACCATTAGAGATTTTTTAGCGAATCAAATTAATATAGATCCAAAAACTTTGGAATATATTGCAGTATTTAATATTCTAGAAGGTTGTGTTGCTGGTGTGTCTAATCGTGACATCTCTGAGATAAATGATTTATCTCTAGGTTATATACAAGCAACAATTATAGAGTTCCTTAAAGTATATGGTTGGAATGAAACTCTTTATATTAATCCATTAGCTATTTATACTATAGCAAAGGGCGAGAAACAAACTTTTAATATTTTATGCAAAAATGAAGATTCATATTTGGATAAAAATACAATATCAGCATATTTTACAGCATGTGAAAATTTTAATAAGATATCAAAAATTATAGAGGAGTATTATGATCGAACAACCCCCCGATTTTGATACATTTATGATAATTGTTTCTGCAATTGGAAAATTAACAACTGAGGAAGAAATAATAGAGGCGGAGTTAAAGTTAGCAGAGGCTAAGATAACTAAAGAATGTGTAACACATCCTGAGAAATATTCTCCAGATGGTAAGATCCCATCCATGTCTTTTATTCAAAATACGTATCATTATCCAGGACTTCATGGTGAATTAGCAACAAGTAGAATGCGTCTAGCTAATGTTAAAGGTTTATTAGCAGAAGAAGAATTAAAATTTAAGGTATACTATGGTATGCTGGAACTTTACAGAACCGAATCAGCAAACAGAAGGAACTCAGTTGTACTGTAAGCAACTAATCACAGTAAAGGTGTATAATTAGAATATGTCATGGTATGTTTATCAATTACTAGCAAATAGCCAGCAAATACGCGAAGGCTTATATAAAAAAGTTGGGAGAATAGATTCAGAAGGAGATATTATTATTATTCCTGAGTCTGAAAGTTTTGATGATCTACTCACAGTAGAAACCAAGATATCCGAACTTAATAGACGAAAGTTACTATCTGATTATGATCGTATTATTTTATCTCGGATTCAAGATAATAAATCTTTAACTCTAATAGGAAAAGAAGAAGGTATTGATCGGAGTGTGCTCGCACGAGAGGTAAGAGAATTATGCGATAGGCTTGGCTTTCTACTTGGAGATCGATTTACAGATGCTGGATATTTAAATTACTTACAAGAGAAATATCATTTAACAGACGAAGAAACTCTTGCAGCAGAAACATATATACAAGGAAAATTCAAAATTTATAGAGGAAAAAGTGAAATACATAATACAAAATCGTTGCAAACACAGACAAGATATACAGCACCATCCAAATTGCTTTAGGAAAGGAGATACAAAAGAAGAAAAAGAATATATTCCCTGGTTTATAAAGGACGAAGAGAACGTGGGTTATTTAGATATTGAGACTGACGGGTTAACTGTGGACTTCAGCACCATGTTATCATGGAGCATTAAACGAAAAGACGGAGAAATCGCTTATGATTGTGTGACTAAAAAAGAACTATTTGATCTAAAATTTGATGAGAGAATAGTACGTTCTTGCATTGAAGAGATTAAAAAGTATAAGATTATAGTTACTTATTTTGGTACACGCTTCGATGCCAGTTTCTTACGGGCTAAAAGTTTACACTATGGACTTGACTTTCCTGGATTTGTAGATGAGATTATAGTAACTAAATCTGGAAAAGAAGTTTGTAAGTATAATGCAGAACTATATCACTTCGATTTATATTATCTTGTAAGAAGTAAATTAGGAGCACTATCTAGGAAAAGTCTAGAAAATGTTTGTGATTGGTTGGGAATAGAGGGAAAGACTCCTTTGAAAAAATCAACGTGGCGTAAGGCAAGATATGGTGATCCAGAATCAATTTTAGAAGTTTTAGATCATAACAGGGCTGACGTAAAAATTTTAGAGGAACTTCACAAACGACTCTATTCCTTCTCGAAATGGACAAGAAATCCACTATAGGATTCACAATGGACTTTAAAGAATTAAAAAGATTTCAACAGGTAACTATAAGCAGTCTTGCTAAATTAGATGATGGTGGTTGGAAAGCAATGACTCAAATTGTGCAAGAAAAAACCATGCCTGATTTATCTACAAATAGGAAAATGGTTTACAGTGAATCAATTAATGAAGTACCTGAAACAGCTTATTTACAGACACTAACCGATGTACAAACTTATTTAGTAAGATGTGAAGGAGATTTATTCTCCATAAAAGAAGAATGGAAAACAGATGATTAAGGAGCAAAATTATGAATGAGATCGTTATTGTATCAGCAGGTGCATTATCTATGTTCATCCTGCAATTCGTTGTGAAACCATTACTTAGATTGAAATTAGGAGGGCAATATGATTTCTCTCCAAAACTCTATGTATTAATGGTAGCAATTTTAAATATATTTACAGCATTGCCCTTAGCC